CCTGGCGAACCTATGAGCCGATCAATCACTAATAGTGAGAAGGTCGAATTGGATTTGACAAATCAAATCCAGATTGGGTTCGGTGCCCTGTGAAAAGTCGCCTTGCTTCAGCAATGACAAAGCATCCAGAATTAGATGCCCTTTAAAATGGGCCTTCTTCCGGGGAAGCTTGGCGTGTGTGTAAACTTTAGACTCCCGTGGAAACACGAGGCTATAAAGTTCACTCTCATTCGGCATTGCTTCGATAGTGATACTATGGTTCAATTTATCCATAATATCCTGGATCCCCATGTAATGTCCTGATAGGGCATATACAAGTGGATCACGCTCGGAGCACCCGAGGGCTGCGCTAATGGCCACGGCTGGCGGGTTACCGCTATGTTCCGTTACTGAACGCTCCTCTTGGAGCTTCAGTACCTCACGCATGAACTTCTCGTACACTGCCTTTTTATAGGCACGTGCGATAGATTCCTGCGGCCAGTTCCACTCTTCTAGTTTAAGGTCAATAGACCCATTCCAGGAGATTTGTCCGGTTTTAATACCGAATAGAGCTGGTGATGTGAGGATGCCCAAGACCTTTGTGTGAAAACGCTTAGGTACAAGAGCCAGAAGCCGGGATACTGGGACAGGTTTGAAGTCTAGGTAATTCAAATTATTCAAAACTTCGATAATTTGAATTGGATCGTTACGGACAACCTTTAGAATTTCTAGAGGGTATCCTGTAACCTCCTCACCTAGAACGAAGAATCGTTTTGCCATTTCGGCAAAACCTTCTCCGTACGTGGATTTATCACGGTTCACTGTAATGCCGAGTTTTTCGACATTCTTAATGAACTGAGTGTAGACCTTGCGATCAAAGATCGCTACGTCATCACCAAGGATAAGATATTTATCAAATCCTTGTTTGCCTGTCTGCTCTGCACTGTACTCAATGAGTGCATGTAGAGTAGTAACGCAGATCGGCCATGAGCTGTAGAGGCCCATGGGTTGACCACAAGCATAAGTAACAAACTCATTTGAGTTGTCTACCTTAAAGCTGCGGTTAACCATGACCTCTAGCCACGTCTGAGAAATCTTTTCACCGAATACTCGGGACACGATCGCAACCTGAGGTTCCTTTGGGAATCGATCAGTGAATGCGGTCATGTCAGCAGTACCTACAAACACCTTATGCTTAGTTTTAAGCTTAAGGATGTTTGCTAGGTGACCTTGGCGATAGGTGCAGTCTGTCTTTCGCCCTTTCAGAAAATTCATAAAGAATTTATGCAAAGGTAGTAGTGAAGTCTGAGACCAGTAGTCCGCGAGGGCTACTACTCGGGTCTTCCCTGCCTTATCTGAAAGGAATCGAAGTCGACTGGTTTCCCGTTTTGTGAACTTATCACAAGCTGATTTATCAACTTGCATATTAAGGGCCCAAAACTGGAACAGATCTTGCGCTCCAGGATTACTGTATCCAAGTAGTGTAAACACTGCTTGCATCAGCTTAGGTGTATTGAACACCAATCCTAGCAAGTCATTTAGACTTGTTGAAGACGAATAACCATTTGGTCCTTTCGTACTTCGAAGTGGCAATGTCTCATCCTGAATTAGGGAGATGTCCTTAGGGACACCTTTCCAATTCTTACAATAGTTTACAAATTCCTGGACCATTTCTGGTTCAGCCGAACTTGGACTAGTAATAGTCTCAGTTTCGATCTTAGGTGGAAGTCGTAGAGACTTTACCACTCCAAAGATTGTATTGATAAACTGTTTGTTATCGCTGTTGTCGGCAGATTTCAACCACTTTTTCCATGGATTAAGAATCTTTGGAAAACCGGTTTTATCAGCTCGATGGAAAGGAATATTATCTTGGGTAATACCCAATGTCTTATTCCGGACCCAGAGTTGGTAACGTTTAAGTACGGCGATTGCCTCACGTTCCCCTTTATGGGTAACAAGGTGATCTACCAACTTAACGTAATCTGTCACTGGTGTGAGAGACGTTTGTGTCAGGACACTAAACAAAGCCAATCGCTCTTTAGCGGTTGCGCCAAGTTTGGTTTTTGGCATATAATGCTTCATAAGTTTAACTTGTGAATTGCTCTCGCCCCGATTGGGAGGTGCCGCATG